TCCCGCCAACGATGGCAAACAGTTTGTCTGTCGTGCCTGCGCTGTAGGTCATCAGCGTTTCTATCTGGCCGGTCATCCCGGTGGCGTGTTTGTCGTAACCGCCGCGCAGCGTGACGCTGCTCACGCCCGGGAACAGGTTATCTAGCGTGACCGCATCCGTGGGGGCCATGTTGGCAAGCGCATCGCGTGCGTTCCAGCCGCCCACAGGGGCGGGCAGCGACGCCACATTGGCTTGTGTGCGCTGGATGAGACGACTGCGGCGAACGGGGGAAGCCATTTAGTTGTTGCCCGTGCCGTAACCCGAGTCGGGAATGTTGTCGTATCCAATGAGTACCGTCCCCGGTCGTGGTGCAAACGAGAGATTGGCGGCTGCCGTGTCCTGCGCCACCGCTGTTTCTAGTTCCATTAGGAAGTCCCGATACAGCGCGGTAGTGTCAAAGCCCTTGGCCTCAAAGTATTTGAGCTTGGTCATCAACACCATGACGCGATCTGGATAAATGCAGGTGTCGTTGTCCGAGGTAAAACTGTTTTGCACCAAGCCGGTCGGGCTATAAACCCAGCCTTTGCTGCGGTACTCAAACCCGAGCAACTCGCCTGCGTTCATACCCGGCCAAATCTGGAAATACTGACCGAGCAGACGCCAACGGATGCGGGGGCCGGTGCTAATGTAGCCCGACAGCAGCCATTCCCATTGCTGCGGCGACTCGGGGCCAAGCATTTCCCAACGCTTGCTCTTATCCCAATGCGTGCGGTTTACCGTGCTGTAGTAGTCAGCAGGCATAGAATACTTCACCTTTTGGAAGATGACCTGCCCGCCAACCTGCGTCTCGGTGACCTGATAGTTAAGCGCAACCGAGGTTGGGCCAACGGATGTGATGTAGGTCGCATTGGGGATGCCAACGCCCTGCACCTGATACGTCGTATCTAGCCCTGTCGTAGAGGCAAGGCCGGTGATCGCAGCCACCCCATTGACCCAATCACCCGTGGCGGTCGTCGCCTCGGTGTAGAAAGTATGCTGGCGCGTCAATTCACGCCAATCAGCACGACGAAGCAACTCATAGCCTGCTGCGTTCATCAACGCCAACAACTGCACAGTTTCTTGGCTGGCGTTACCAGCCACCGTGTTTGGCGTCGGGATGCCTAACTCATTCGTGCATTGCTGAATGAGTTGAATCATCGTGCTGCCCATACTATGCCTCCGCTAAAACCTCTTTTGGCGGGCGGCCACGACGAGGCTTATCCTCCATCAGAGCCGCCATCTGTGCTTGCAACTCGGCTAACTGGCGCTTGGTGTCCTCAAGTTCTGCGCTGCTTTCAGCGCGGTTCTTGCGGTTCAGGTACAGTTTTGCCCGCTCACGCAGGCCGACCCCACCCATGCCAATGCGCTGTAGTTGCGCGTCCGACGCCAGAGCCAACTGCTCTACCGTCACAAACTTCAAAATGACCAGTTCTGCGATTTGGTCGCGTGTAATTTCCTCGGGAGCATCCTTGTGCCATTCCGACAGCGGGGTGCCGATTTCTGCGGCCACGCCATCGCTCTGTTGCGTCTGGAAGTACAGCCATTGACGCGGGAACCGTGCTTTATGGTCATCGCGTGCAGGCTGGTCAATGATGTTGGTTTTATCGCCGGGGGCCATGATGCGGCAGTAGGTTTTGCCTTTACCGGGGCCATCGTCTTTGACGTAAAACTCAACGTGCAACTGTGCGTCGGCGTTAGAAACATCGCTATCTAGTGGCATTGTCCTTGCTCCTGTGGGGATTACAGGTTGTTGACCTGTGTTACGGTACAAATAACCGAGGGAATCGCAGGCCATACGCTTGTGGCGCTGGCTGCAAGAATTCTAACGCTTGTGTCATCCGTAGCCCACATCAATTCAACGTAATTCGTGGGTTCAAGTTGGATGATAAAGTTCCACGCGGCGACGGTACGCGCTGCGGTTCCTTGAATAGCAACAGTCGTTGCCGTGTTAGCGACGTCGGTGTCGTTTTTTCTTAACCAAATGTAGATATTGCCTGCGCCGCCTGAAGTTTTGTCCAACTGCGCCGAAAACTGCACGTTATAGACGCCTTGATAGTCAACTACCAGCCGAGAGGTAGGCGAGCCGACCGATATGCCGTTGCTGCTATCGGTTGTGTCAAAAGTCATGGCATAAGCGGTGTTGATAGATGCCGCCGTTTGCAGAGTCGTGTCGGAAAACGCACCGTAATGCAGGATCGGCACCGCTCGCCCAAACCCCTGCAATTCTTCCCAAACTGTGTTGCTAACGGCAAAGAACAAGGCCGAGCAACCTGTGTTGATTAGCCCAGAGCCTACGTTGTTAATGGTGCTGTTAGCATCATAGGGATACACCAGTAACGGATTTGCGCCGCCATTACGCACGATAATCGTTTCGCCCATCTCGGTCGGCGGCAGCTTGACCCCTGCGCCAGAGCCAACGGTCGTGACGTTGTTGTAGACGTAGGTGATGGCCGTAGCATCGCCTGCCGAGGTGCCAGCAGCCGTCACCGCAGCGTTACCGTCCCCGCAGATAGATACCGTGGAGAGTTGGTTAACGCCCGACCCCAATACTCGGGAAGGGATCGCCATCAGGCTGCCATCGCGCGTTCGCGCCTGACACGCAGAATCTCTGCGATCAGACCGGGGCCGTGGGCCTCAATGTTGACATCGCCCATGACCTCGTAAATCTTCTGGAACTCGTTGGCCTGCTGGGCCATAGCAAGGTTGCAGTTGAACTTCTTGCCGGTCGGGCCGCCTACCCAGATGTCTATGGTTTGGCCTGCCTTGTCGCCCGTGAATCGCTTTACGCCGTCAGCACGGTTACAAGAGTCATAGCCGTATAGCGTGAAGTGTCGGAATCCGAGGATGTAGCCGATGTTGATGGCTCGTAATCCTGATGTGGTGCCGCCGCCAATGGCAAGTTTGCCGGGGCCGATAGCCTGCATCTCTGGGCCTTCTGCCCATGAGTGCCACAGCAGCACCTTGTGATCCTTGAGGTAGTCAAACGTGTTGGGTGGACAGCGTGACGAGGGCATATACACCGTGTGCTTATTCAGCCGCTGTATGCCGCTTGTACGGTCACGCGGGTCAAGGTTAACCCACAGGTCAGGCTCAACCCCGTTCTCCACCAGAAAGTCGTGTGCGGCCTTGATAGCCACAATGGGGCGACCGGCTCGGCGGTGCGCCTTAATTTCGTTGATGTAATCGGGCATAGACCACCCGCTCGCCACCAGCACCATGTTGCCATCGTGCTTGATGGGAGCGAGGGTCAGTTCTGGTAAACCACGGCCAAGCGCCGAGCGGATGTTGGAGCAAAGCTCCTCTGCCGTACCCGCCGCCTGAACCGTGATTTCCAGAGGTTGCATTGTTAGAAGCCCACGACGCCCGTCGCAACGTGCGGGTAGCCCGCAACGCAGGTCAGAGCGGTAGCACCCGACGCCGTGGTAAGGGCAACGATGCCCATCACCAGACCGCCGGTTACCGTGGCGTCATCAAGCGTTCCCGCCGTGGCCGTCGTAAAGAGCGGCACAGCCGGGAGGCACGATGCGGCAAGGTTCACAACCGGCTTACCGCCGATCTGCACCCAACCATAGGAACCCGACGCAATGGAAGCCTGTGCAAAGCCAACGACTTTGCTCTCAGCCGAATTGGTCGTGGTCAACGGGACAACGGTGTTGTCGCCTTTCACGGACACCGCCATGTAAGTGCTGACGGTTGACGCCGCCTGCACATACACAGCCTGACCGCCGTCATCCAAGTTCACGGTCGTGCCGGTCTTGAACGAAGGCGAGGTATCGGTGTAGGTCAGAGCAACGCCGATCAGATTACTCGTAGAAATAGCCATGTTGCGTTACTCCTTTAGTCAATCAACACGCCTTGGAACTGCGAGCCAGAGCAGGTCAAGTTACCCGCCCAGCCAATCAGTTTCACAATGGCGTCTTGGTTAACGGCCTGTCGCTCGCCGCCAATCGGCACAAAGTTACGATCTTTGTGCGGGCGGAAGTGCAGGTACTTGGTGTTGAGGAACCACATATGGTTCGCGTTGCCAGCGCCGCTGTTATACGACGAGGAACCGATACCACCGTCCAGCACAACGTCAGACGCCATGCCAGCGCCGTAGTACTTGAGCGAAGCAAAGCCCGCGCCCGCCAAGCCGGAACCCGACTCGGTGATACGCTGGATGGCCTGCAACGACTGCAAGTAATAACGGTAGTAGTTGTTGTCAGCAACGATCAGGTCAGGCTTGTCGGTGCCACGAACGAGCTGGACAGCGAGAGCGTCCATGTAGCCCTGAATCGTGGTGGACGACACAGCGCCCGAGCCGCTGACCGACGCATCAAACACCTTGGACTGCCAGAACGACCACACGGCGCGGTTGATGCCGCCGTAGGTGCCGGTAGTCGGGTCATCGGGAACAGCCGCAGCAAGACCCGTGAGGTTCTTACCCGCGTTGCCCGTGCCGTCGCCGTACAGGTCGCCCGAGATGCGGTTAGCAAGCTGGGCTTCCGCAACTTCCATGCGACCGTCAAGAAGGTCAATGATGGCCTCCTTTCCCGAGTTCTGGATCATCTCCAGACCCGAAATGGTCACGGCAGAAGCGTACTGCGTGATGCTGAACTGCGCCGACGAAATCGGGCTGTTCTGGCCGACGTTCAACACCTCGTATCCCGAGTAGGAATTCGTGTTGTTGGTAGTCGGATCGTTGTACATGATTTCTTGCAAAATCACGTTACCGCCCGAGAACGTCTTGACGTTCCCGCGCTCCTTGAGGCGACGAAGCAACGCATTGTTGTTCGTCACGTTGTCAGCGAGTTCACCGCTACGGCTCTGAATAGTCGTGGCAATGATGTCGCTGATGCTTGAGTTGGCAAATGCCATTTGATTACTCCTTCATCAGTTAATTACAAACGCGACTCTGTTTCGGAAAATGCTTCCTCTAGGAGTGCGCGACGATTTGCCGCCTTGGGAGCCGTGTTCACGCCGGGTGTGGCGCTTCTGACACTCACCGCTGCTGCTCTGGCCGCTTTCGCAGCCTTATTGGCCTCTTTGGCTTGTTTAGCAACGATCTCGGCCTGTTGGGCCTTGCTCACCTGCTCAAACAAGTTAGGGTCAAGTCTGATGGCCTTCTCATAGGCTTCATCCAACGTCTGCGCCATCCCACTCTGTAGGAGTTGGATCATCGCCGGTCGGACATCCTCAAAATGCTCGGCCTTCAAACTAAATTGGTTGATTTCGTTAAGCAGGGTCTGGTTTTCGGCCATTTCCTGCTGTTGTTTCCAGCCCATGACCTCGCCACGGACTTTGTTCAATTCGTTTTGCAACTGCCACACCATCGGGTCAACCGATTGCGGTGCTGCCTGACCCTGTTGGGCGGGCTGGCCTTGCATCGCGCCAAGGTTGATGCCGTAGGACTGCGCTAATTGCGCGAAATACTGCAACTTGGCTTGCGGGTCGCTGTTACGCAGCTTGTGGTCAGCGTCCATCAGCGCAGCCACAGCCTTGTCAGGCGTCAGGCCAAGCCCCTGTATCGTCTGCATATACGGGGAGATGGCTTCCTGCATCGCATCGGCAAACTGCGCCTTGGAGAGTAGCGGTTCCACGCCCGCACGCATCTGCTCCTCACGCTGCCATGCGTATTCCTGCATCTTGGGGTCGGCTTTCTGCCAAACCTCGTGATAATCCTTTTTCCACGACGCCGGGGGACGCTTCCAGACGGGCGGTTCTTCCTCCACCTGCGGTTCGTCAGCAGGTTCCTCGGCCTTTGGCGTAGCGAAACGCCCCTTGCTGTCACGGGCAACGGGTTCAATGGGTTCGCCACGCTCTGCTGCCTCTAAACCCTGCTCAAGAATCGCTCGGCGGTCAACGGCATCAGCCTGTGGGGCTTCATCTCGTTCCATCTGCTCGTCCACGTTAGCCTCTCCTGTGGGGATTGGTGAAATTAGCTTGTTGGCGCAGGTCGCGCAGTATGCGATCTGCTTGCTCATTGGTCAGTCGGGTGTTGACCATGTGCTTAATGCGCTCAAGGCGCGTGTCTACCGGCTTTTCGCGCCGAACGTGCTTGCTCGGGTCTTCATTGCCGACCTCAATGCAGTTGTTGGCCTTGAGGTGGCGTCGGTGTTCCGAGCGTGAGGTGACCATCTTGCCGTCAATCATGCTTTTGTACGGCACGATGTCGGGCATGACGTAGTGGTAACGCCCCTTGGCGTCCTTCTTACGCTCTACAAATTCGCCGTCTATGAAAACGTAGGTGCGTTTCATTGCTCAAATGAGGGTGTTGGCATGGTTTTGCCCATCTGCGCGATGATGAGCTTGGTCTGGGCGTCAAGGTCAGCCTTATAACGGTCAGCAGCCTGCTTCTGTTGCAGTTCTGCCGCCTTCAAGCGTGCCTCAAAGTCCATTTTCTGCTGCTCCATCGCCATCTTGGCTTGGTTACGCAGTTGTTCCATCTGCATCTCATGCTGCATCTTGGCTTGCGTGAGCGCAGATTCCATCTGCATCTTGGACGCTTCCATCTGGCCCTTTTGCTGCAACTCGGCTTGCTTTCCTTGCTGCTCGCCATCGGGCTGTTGTTGGGCGGCGGCCTGCTGCAACTGCTGCAACGTGGAATCAATCTGCCCTTCAATCGGTCGTGCGGCCTTAAACGCCTGCATACCAAAGCGCAGCAACTCCATCATCATCGGCACCATCTGCGGGCTGGCCTGACCCACCGGCAGGGCTTGGGCGAGGAAGCCACCAAATGCCTGCAAGAACTGCATACGGTCTTGCTTCATCTGGTTCTCGTCCAGCATCACAAGGCTGTCAGCAGCAATGTCCACGCGGAAGTTACGCAGCGGTTTGTCTTTGAGCAGTTCTAACGCCTGCGGGATCAACTGCTGATCCGCTGGCGACATCTGCCCCGCAGCAGCGTAAGCGAGGATCGTCTCAGGCTGGAAGTGTCGGCACATGACCTGTGCCTTGAGGCGTATCAATTCAGAGGCGTACAGGGCTACGTCCTCCTGCATGGAACGCAGTCTCAATCCCGCGTATTGCCCTTTGATTTGTTGCGCCGTTGCAGTCTCCGACGCGAAGGATGTCCCACGGATGATGTCCGAGATACCCGTGATTTCGTAGATTTGGGACTTGATGTCCTCGCGTGCTCGGTAGCAGTTGAGGAGGGCGTTGGCGAGCGTGTCCAGCGGGAGAAGGTCAATGCTGCCTTTAAGGCCACCCTTCTCGCTGAAAGCCATCCACTTATCAACTGGAATAAGCGCATTGTTGTCGCCCTCCGTCATCAAGCGTTGCAGCGCAGGTTGGCTGGCGTCGTACACGCCACGCACACGCAGCGCCTTAACCAAACCATCAATGCGGTCGGACAGGATGTCCAACTCCATCGCCTGATCTTGGTACAACAGGAAGTCAGGCACCGGCACCAGCGTGTCGCTAGTCGTCGTGGCAAAGAGCGGTTTCGGGCAAGGGAAGAACCCCTCAAGGCCGAGCGGATCATCACGAACGTCAATGATCTGCGGCATCCCCTTGCAGAACCAGTAAACCTTCTCGGTTTCCTTGTCCCAAAGTTCACAAATCTTGGCACGGTTATAAGTGCGCTTGGCCTCGTTGTAAGCGTTCAGCGGCTCTGGGCCTTGGTCTAACGGAATCTTCCGCGCCATCTCGTCGCCAAACCGCTCTGCCAGCGCCTCGCGGCTCATATACACCCAGCGCCATACGCAGGTGACTTCTTCCCATGTGCGAGCCTGTGAGTGACCAAAATCACGCCAATGGACGTAATCGGTTGGGGCGCACTCGTACTCAATTTGCTCTAGGTTAGGCGGCGCACCCTCACCCTGTTCAATGTTAGAGGTGATGGATACGCCATCGTCCTCAATGCCGATGGGAGCAACGTGCGGCTCATAGCGCACCCATGCCGTGCCACGGCCACCGAGGAAGCGATCCTCCACGCTGTAGGACATGGTGGAGCGAAAGTCGGGGTAATGCTCAATCTCAAAATCAATAGCCCGCTCAAGGAGCAAGCCAGCCACGCGGCCTACCGGGTCGTTGTCCCCGAACCGGCGCGATACATCGGCTTTCGGGAGCTTGGCGTAAACGGCAGGCTTTAGCGTCTGGACGTTTGACCAGAGGATATTGAAGCGAGCAGCCTCGTTGCCACCCTGCCCACGGCTATCGTCGCGGTAACGCTTAACGATCTTCTTGGTACGCGCCTGCCATTTGGCAAACTCGTTGTCGTACTGCGCGATAGTACGGAGATACTTTT